GACCTTTGTGGGTGGCTGGGTTGGCTTCCTTGGGGTGGAGAAGATCCGGTCCATTGCCGACCGGGTGACTGACTTCAAGCTGCCTGGCCGCAAGGCTGAGTAACGCGCGACACGTTTCGCGCATAAGCAAATTGTGTCGCGACACTGGAGAGAGTTATGGCTGATCAATCAGGCGAGCACGTTCATTGGGCCGACGATGGTCGTGGGCAGCGTGAAGTCTTCCTTGACGGTGAGCGTATTGATTGCGTGACCTACTGCGACACGAAGGTCGGCATCGCTGTGGTTGCGGAAATGCCACTGCGTTGCACTGACGGCAAGCACATCGACTACCGCCCCGTGTGGGGTGAGATCAGCGTGGTTCCGCTGGAGGGTGTATGACCAACGTAACCCGCCTGCGCCACGCTCTACCGATGAGCCAGGACATCAACAAAGCCCTGAGCGATCTGGACGTAGCGATTGCCAAGGCGGTAGATGCTGCCAAGGCTGCTGGGCTTCCCCAGGGTTTGATCGTCGCCGAGCTGCACGGACACGCCCAAATGCAGACCAACATCATGGTGAATTAAAAGACATCGTGAGGAGCGGTCAACCGATTAGATCAGAGTTTGCCCTGCGCCTTGAGGTTGCTGAGCATTTGATAGAGCTTATTGAATCGATCCCTTAATGCCTTTTCGTTCCCATTCAAGAAGCTATCGAACTGGCTTTTTTCTTGGGCTCCAACAGGTTCTTCCTGTATCCGAAATCCTTCGGGCTGATTGGTGAAAAGGCTTCGCTCAATTTCGACGCTTTGCTTATCACGATCGAGGAGCACCTTAGCCAGAAATATTGACGAGTCGATTACCCTGTGCAGTGGCAGCTCTTCCGACTGGCGGGACCATTGATCCTTGTAGCGCATGATCTTTAGTGAAACCTCATTGGTGCTCCACTGTGAAATTCCTATTGAAAGGTATCTAGTATCGGTCTCGCCTTCGCGCCAGCCATCAAACTGCTTGTACGGCATGGCATATACGGGTTGGTGGTCGAGATGCTTAGGTAGGGATGGCGAAACGGCGTAGTTTTGTTTTGCGGCAAACTCTTCAATTGGCATGAGGAACGAACCTTCTTGCGTCGGGGGTGGCGGTGTGCCGCAGGCGAGTACGGCACAGTGATCTTATCGGGGCTGAAAAGCAGCCTGAATTTGATCGGCGTAAGTTGAAAGTTTTTCAAGCTCCAAGTCCAAGTGAACGGACGCAGCGCTTGAAACCCGTGCGGCTATTAGCTCTAACGCTATGCCGACGGCAAGCGCTCGTTTGTCTTCTGCGTTGTAAGCGTTGTTTGCAGAATTTAGTGCTGCTGCCTGGATGGTCACGGACATATTGCTCTCCTTGCTTTGAGTTGAGATTCATCAATACCGGCAACCGGCCACTATTTCAAGCCAAAGGAGACTTATGGAGAGGCCATACCCGCCATCGTCACTGCTTGAGTTGTCCACCCTGTCCGACTTCGGTATTCGTCTGATGCCAGCACCTGAAATATGGGAATGGCTCCAGGCCGAGATCCTTGCCGACACCGGCAGCATTCACAACGAAGACCATGCCCACCTACTGGATGCAGACATCCGGGTCATGTGGGCGTCGTCGAGCTTCGAGAAGCAGGGCCGCACAGTCCAGGGCCAGGCCGAGCAGGTAGCGTTCCGCGCTGGTGGTTGGCAGAAGGCTCGGATGGAGCAACAGATGCGCGATTGGTTCGGCGATGTGCCGAGCTTCATCATCACCCTGGCCGCTGACTACTGCGCCCAGTGCAGCGACACCGACTTCTGTGCTCTGGTCGAGCATGAGCTCTATCACATCGCCCAAGCGCGTGATGGGTACGGGCAGCCCAAGTTCACCCAGGAAGGCCAGCCCAAGCTTGAGATGCGCGGCCACGATGTCGAAGAGTTTGTCGGAGTGGTCCGCCGCTACGGTGCGAGCCCTGACGTTCAAGCGTTGGTGGATGCAGCAAACAGTCCTGCTGAGGTGGGGAAATTGAACATTGCGAGGGCCTGCGGAACCTGTCTGCTCAAGTCGGCCTGATGTGAGACAGACATGAGACGGAATCCAATCTATGGCAGCCCTGAAAAACGATGTGAAAGCCTTCATCGTTCAGGCTTTGGCGTGTTTCGACACTCCAACGCAAGTCTCGCAAGCGGTGAAGCAGGAATTCGACATTGACGTGACCCGTCAGCAGGTTGAGCAGCACGACCCAACCAAGCGCGCCGGAGTTAACCTGGCGACCAAGTGGCAGACCCTGTTTCACGACACCCGCAAGCGGTTCCGCGAAGAGACTGCCGACATTCCGATCGCCAACCGCACCTTCCGGCTACGTGCCATGAACCGATTCGTGGAGAGGGCCGAATCGATGAAGAACATCGGCCTTGCCATGCAGATCCTGGAGCAGGCAGCGAAAGAGACAGGCGATATGTTCGTCAACCGGGCGCGGAAGGAAGAGGTTGGTGATGAGCCGGTGATCCCGACCCGCATCCAGGTCGATGTCGTGGATGCGAGGAAGCCGAATGCCGAGCCTTAACGTTCCGCAGGCTCACTTCCTCATGCTGCCCCACAAATTCCGCGCATTCGTTGCAGGGTTCGGTTCAGGCAAGACCTGGGTTGGATGCTCGGCGCTGTGCAAACACTTCATGGAGTGGCCCGGCGTGAACGCTGGCTACTTCGCCCCGACTTACCCGCAGATTCGGGATATCTTCTATCCAACCATGGATGAGGTGGCTTACGACTGGGGGTTGAAGACCAAGATCAACCAGGCGAACCATGAGGTTCACATCTACAGCGGCCGGCAGTCACGCGGCACTGTGATCTGCCGGTCGATGGAGAAGCCGCAGACCATCGTGGGCTTCAAGATCGGCCACGCCCTGGTGGATGAGCTGGACGTGCTGACCGCAGTCAAGGCGCAGCAGGCCTGGCGCAAGATCATTGCGCGGATGCGCTACAACCTGCCCGGACTGAAGAACGGGGTAGACGTCACCACCACGCCGGAGGGCTTCAAGTTCGTCTTCCAGCAGTTCGTGAAGCAGTTGCGCGACAAGCCGTCGCTGAAGGACATGTACGGCCTGGTCCAGGCGAGCACATTCGACAACGAGTTGAACCTGCCGGACGACTACATCGAATCACTGATGGAGTCGTATCCGCCTCAGTTGATCCTGGCGTACCTCAAGGGCCAGTTCGTCAACCTGACGTCCGGCACCATCTACACGGCCTATGACCGCAAGCTAAACCAATGCTTCGACACCGTTCAGCCCGGCGAGCCCCTGTTTATCGGGATGGACTTCAACGTAGGCAAGATGGCGGCGATCACCCACGTCAAACGCGACCAGGGATTGCCCAGGGCAGTGGATGAGCTGATCGACGGCTACGACACGCCCGACATGATCCGCCGCATCAAAGAGCGGTATTGGCCCCACGACGGCAACGACTTCAAGAAGACGCGCGAGATCAGAATCTACCCGGATGCCTCGGGCGATTCACGCAAATCTGTGAACGCCAGCATCACTGACCTGGCCATGCTCAAACAGGCTGGGTTCGCGGTCATCGCTCCGGCGGCAAACCCGCCGGTGAAGGACCGAATCAACGCCATGAACGCCATGTTCTGCAATGCGCAGGGCGAGCGGCGCTATCTGGTAAACCCGTTCACTTGCCCAACCTACGCCGATGGCCTGGAGCAGCAGGTGTGGGGCGCGAACGGGGAGCCAGACAAGACCGCCGGCATCGATCACGCAAACGACGGCGGCGGCTACTTCATCCACCGCGAATACCCGATCGTCAAACCGATCACCACAATGAAAATGGGAGTCGCCCGATGACGGACGTCACTTTTACCCGTCCGGAGCACACGGCGGCGCGATACCGCTGGCGCTTGGTGCGCGACGTCTGCAAAGGGTCAGAGACTATCAAGGCTGCCGGTGACCATTACCTGCCACGGCCGAACGCCACCGACACCAGCCAGGACAACAAGGACCGATACGAGGCGTACAAGAAGCGGGCGGTGTTCTACAACGCGACCGGACGGACCAAGCACAGTCTGGTAGGCGCTGTGTTCCGCACCTGGCCTACGCTGACTGTTCCTGCGGCGCTCGACTAT